AACATCTTGAAGGTGGAGAGTTCGAAGCATCTCTATTAGAGCAGAATGGTCAACTTGTCAAGGAAATACCCTATTACATGAAAGGTTTATCTATAGATGAAACATTCATTCTAGTTGATGAGGCTGAAGACTTGAATAAGAAGATTATCAAGTTGCTTGGAACAAGATTAGGTACAAATTCAAGCATTACCTTCTCCGGTGATATTGAGCAAGCAGAAGATAAATATGTTGGTAACAATGGACTTACTGTTGCCATAGAGAAACTAAAAGGACATCCTTTAGTTGGCATTGTGGTCATGAAGGACGATGTGCGTAGTCCAGCTTCGAAAGTTTTTGCAGACCTATAATTATTTTTGGTGACATATATTAAATTATGGAGGTGATGTACATGAGCAAGCGATTCACTATAGAAGAAGTTAGATCATATTTAAATACATTTAATTATGAATTACTTTCAGCAGAATACGCAGGTTCAACCTCACCTTTAGAAGTTAAATGTCCAATAGGTCATTCTATAACTATGACATTCAATGGTTTTAAAAATAACAACTCAAGATGTAAAATATGTGCCAACAATGTTGCATATGACATTGAATTCGTAAGAACATATATGGCTGAACGCAATTATGTTTTACTTTCTACTACTTACAATAATTCAAAAGAAAAGTTATTGATTAGATGTCCATTAGGACACGAGTTTCCAATGACTTTTGACAGTTTTAAAAATAAAGGGTCTGAATGTAGTATTTGTGCTGAGATAAGTAGGATAAATAAACGCAGACACTCTTTTGAATATATTAAACAAGAGATAGAAAGTAACGGATACAAGTTGCTCACAACAACATATGACAACGCTCATCAAGAATTAGAAACAATATGCCCACATGGACATTCCTATTTTACTACTTTTGACAGATTTAGTTCTGGAAAGAGATGTATGGAATGCAAAATAGAGTATTTCATGGGCGAAAACCATCCTAATTGGAATGGTGGAATCACTCCCGAACACAACAAGATAAGAAACTCCCCAGAGGGTAGAGAATGGAGATTATCAGTTTTTGGTCGTGATAAGTTTACATGTCAAGCTTGTTTTAAAACTGGTGGGGATTTAAGAGCGCATCATATCAACAACTTCTCAACACACGAAGAACTGAGGTTTGATTTAGATAACGGCATTACATTATGTATAAATTGTCACGATCATCATATACAAGGATCTTTCCATTGCATCTACGGAACTAAAAATAATACCAAAGAACAATTGGACGAATACATCCAACTTAAAAAATTAACTTTAACTAACTAATTAGAGGTGTCAATTTAATGATTCTAGGTGATCACACAAATTTTAAGTTTGTATCTCTACTTTCCAAAGTAGATTTCGGTAAATCCAATTATGACGCAGACAATCCAATTCATGTCATGGTCGCAAAAGCAGTGGCTAGACACTCACAAGAATAAAATTATCGAAGGATGGATGATACTCCATCCTTTTTAAATTGTACAACAAGGAGAACTCAAATGGAATATACAGTTGATCAAAGTAGTGTAGTAATTAGCGAGTATGAAAAAGAGTTAAACGAGAAAATGGGTAAGTAGTATGCCGAAGGGTAAAAATGTTCCAGCACATGAACAAGTACATACCATCATTGAATACATAGAATACCCTACTCACCCACACAGATCTGATAGCCCTGAATATAAAAAGAATCACGACATATTAATAGACGAAGATAAACGTCCTTGTTTTGTATGTGACAGACTTGGAATGAAACAACTACCTACAGAGCATCTTGAAACACACCACTTCGTCATAGAGTGGGCAGAATGGGAAAATGCTGACCCAATTGAATTGCAAAAGTTATTCGATGACGGGGTAATTGATTTCTATGGTTATAGCAAGAAATTGAAGGGTGAACCTGTACGTTCTCCAGATGATATCAGGAATTTACTAGTTCTCTGTCCTCTTCACCATAGAGGGAAAGGAACCGGAGTACATGAAACTTCTATTCCAATGTGGTTCAGCCAGATAGTATCTAAAAATGGCGTTGAGATGTTGAAGGGCGCAATTAAGAATCACAAATAAAATTATCATATGTCAGATATAGACTAGTATATCAAAATTTGTTTGGAGAAAACAAGGAGGAATATTGAGATGGGTAAATTAAATAACTCTTTTAGCGTGACCGGAAATCTCGAACTTGACTTAATGAGAATCACAGAAGAAACTAAGGATGCAATCAATCTCTATGACCTACGTAAAATTTTGGGTAAATACGATGGGCAAAAAGTTAAGTTTTCTATTGCAATCGAAGGTGACGACTCAGAATTTTTAGTGGATGAAGAGTAAGGGGTGACTAGATGACCACTCCTATTCAACAAAAAGACGGTGAATCATTTTTCGATTGGAAACTTAGGCTTATTACTTCTAAACTTGAACGTGAAATTGACTTAGACTGGTCTGAGATTCGAGATATTCTTGGATTAGATTGCAGTGCAGACCATTTGCGTAAAACCGCATATGGAATTAGAGAGTATAGACAATACTTTGAAGACAAATTGAAAGAGAAAGTTGCTTCAGATGAAATCCTCAATGAGTTTGAATTAAAGAAGATTGAATTGGAGTCAGAGCGAAAGAAACTTCAATCAATTAAAGTTGAATATAACAAAATCATTAGAGACAATTCACGCAGAGAATTGATGTTCGAAATGGTTAAAGAAAGCATCGAAAAACTTCCTGTGCCAAAGTTTGTTGTTTCACCTTGCAGTGTTGATAATAGCAGATCAGGAGTTTTGGCATTTGGAGATGTCCATTTCGGAAAAATCCTTAGAAGTTTGAACAATGAATATAGTCCTGAAATAGCAAAACAAAGAATGGAACAATTGATTGCTGAAGTTGTAGATATTGTTGAAACTTATGATTTAGACCATATAGATGTAATCAATGGTGCAGATTCGATAGAAGGTATGTCTCTTCGTGTAAGTCAATTGCAATCACTCTCAATGGGATTCATTGACCAAACAATTCAATTCAGTAAGTTTATTTCCTCATGGCTGAATGAGTTGAGTAAACATGTGAAAATTACATACCATCATGTGCCAGCCTCCAACCACTCTCAGATAAGACCATTTAATAGCAGTAGAAATGAGTTTACATCTGAAGATTTAGAGAAAGTCATTATGAATTATGTACATGATTCTCTTGAGAATAATCCTCGTATTACTGTCCCTCTATATGATACAGACATAGTAAAGTTAAACATTCAAGGATACAATGTTTGGGCTTTACATGGTCATCAATTAAAAGGTAAAAAGGATGCTATACGTGACCTCTCTAATTTGCATCGTGAGTTTGTTGATTATTTGTACGTTGCCCATTTTCATCATTCAGGATCTTTAACTGTTGGTGAGGCAAAAACAAATAATGTGGAATTGATTCAGATTCCTAGTGTAATGGGTTCTGATGAATATAGTGATAGTCTTATGACAGGTGCTAAAGCTGGAGCAGAATTTGCAGTTTATGAGAAAAACAAGGGTAGACGAATTATATATAATATTATTTTAAACTAGGCGGTGGTCTAAATGAGCGAAGAACAAGACAATCTAGACCTCCACTTTGTAGTGGTAAAACGTAGAAGAGACATATTCCAACTTGTCAATGAATACGTGGAAGTTATCTGTGAATTAAAAGATAAGAACAATAAGAAGACATTTAAGGATCAACTTGAAGAATACATACAATTGTTAAGCGAAGAGATATATGAGATGGTTCATGAAGATGTTATGTTGGACACGTTAATGCGCTGTGGTGAGGCTTTAAATAAAAAAGAATACTATGAATAAGAGGTGTCCCTTGGACAAAGATAACATTGTAAACTTTCCTAGTAATGAATCAGAGCATGAGGAACATATTTGTGATGGATGTACATCGTATGCTATTCATAGGCTAACGCATAATTTTGAAACTGTGGATGAAGAAGAAATTATTCATCGATACTTAGATAGAATATTTGATGCTATTGATGAAGAAAATGGCAAAGATATTGCTGATGCTGTAATTGAGTTATATCACGAGGCATTTGATTTGGGTAGTCGTGAAGTTTTAAAGGGTGAGTTACATAGACTGTCTGCTGTATTGGCTGCAATGACGAATGATGTTGATGGTGAAGAACAGTAAGAGTTGTTAAAAGCGTCTGATACAATTGGACGCTTCATAATGGCTGCTTATAGACTTGTGTAGATATAAAATTATTATTTACAAAGTTAATAATATGTGGTAAATTTTAGTCAGGGATAGATGAGGAAGTCATGAGCCTCATTGAACGGAGATAACCCATATGTCTCCTTCCCTACTTTTTATAATATGGGCAAACTTTTATGGGAGGTTTGACGAAGTATGGCTAACAAGGCTCAACCTTGGACAAATGAAGAAATTGTACTATTAACAAATACATACCCCACAGCGACCAAAGAAGAGTTGATAAATCTGTTTCCTAACAGAACTCATAAGTCGATTGCTGGAAAAGCTGAAAAAATGGGTCTGCATAAACTAGAGCAAGTAGAAGAGTGGATGGATAGTGAACTAGACATTCTCGTTGCAAATTATAGCATCATTCCAAAAGAAGACATGATTTTACTTCTTCCTAATAGAACATGGAGTTCCATACAACACAAAGCGAGTAGATTAAATTTAAGAAAATATAACAAATACAAAGATGAAAGAACAGTTTGGACAGATCAGGAAATAGAAATTACAGTCAGTGATAAAGGATTTAAACTTTTAAACATAAATAGAGATAAAAATAGAATAAATATAACAGTATCATGCGTAGACGAACACACTAGAACAAGTCACTTAGATGGTTTTTTGAAGTGGGTAGGGTGTCCAGTATGTACAGGAAGATATAAGAAGCCATACGAAGAAGCAAAGACTACAATTGAAAAAGAAGGATATGTTGTTCTAACAACAGAAAGTCATTATAAAAATGCAAGAACTAAATTAGATACCATCTGTCCACAAGGACATAGTTATCCCACCACTCTTTCCAATTTCAATCACGGGAATCGTTGTTCTCAGTGTTATTTTGAAATAATAGGTCAGAGTAATTTTCATGACATTGGATATGTAAAATTAAAGTATCAAGAAAATAATTTTATAGTTCAAGACAACCAAGTATACAAGGGTGTAGATGAAAAATTAGAGTGCAAGTGCATTCATCATCTTGATCGTGAAAGCCTATATCTATCTTATATTCAAGTTGTAAACCAAAAAGTTAACTGCCCATACTGTGTTGAAGACGAAAAAGTAAACAACTATAAAACTATTTACAATCAAATATTATGTACATTTAACAATTTCAATTTACAATTATTAACATCTGAAGAGGAATACGTTAAAATACGTCTTAATGATAAAAATAGTTATATTAAGTTTACATGCAAAGAGCATATAAACAAAGGAACTCAAAAGATAAAAATTAGAACTATAAGAAATGACCATGATGGTTCTTACTGTAAATATTGCGTTAGTGTAAGTGGTGAAAATCATTATAGATGGCAAGGTGGAATTAGTAACTTAAGTGAATATTTACGTGGGAGAATTCAACCTTGGAAAGATGATTCATTCAAAGCCCATAACTATACTTGTGATGTAAGTGGAAAAGATAGGAATTTAACTATCCACCATAAGTATGCTTTTAGTAACATCGTAAAAGAAACACTAGCGGAATTAAATTTTCCAGTCCATAAGAATATAAATAAATATTCCGATGAACAGATAACATTAATTGAAGAAAAATGCTTAGATATCCATTATAGATACGGACTTGGAATTTGCTTGAATGTTGAAATTCATGAATTGTTTCATAGTATTTATTCCGTTTTTAATTTTACACCAGAAGATTATGACGAATTTAAAATAAGATATAAAAATGGTGAGTTTAAAGAGGTGTGCTGATGCACCTCTTTTTGCGTTTGTAAAAGGTGGTGAAAATATGGCACGTACGACGAAAAAACCTACTAAGACTGCACCAGTAGCAAAGCCAAAATTAACATGTGTATCCTGTAAAAAGGAATTATCTATGGATAGATTCTATCTCTCCAATAATGAACTTCACAAGAACAATGACAATCGTTTCCCTTCATGTAAACCATGTGTTCTGAGTACTATTGATTACGACAACGTACAGACTGTGTATGACTTATTGGCGCAAATGAATCGTCCCTTCCTTCAATCTTTGTGGCAAAGCACAGTAATAGAAACTAACAAGAGTGGAAAAGATTTGTTTGGAATTTATTATAAAAATGTAATTTTAAATCACAAGCATTTAACTTGGAAAGAAAGTTCTTTTATTGCGGTTGCAACTAGTGATAAATCAGAGTCAATTAATGAAGATTCTCAGATGACACCTACGAAAAAAGTAAGTACCTTTATGGTAACAGAAGACCTTATTGATAAATGGGGATCTGGATATACAAATGAAGAATATAAACAATTTGAGAAAAAATATGGTCGATTAATTAATAATTACGGAGAAAAAACAGCCCTCCACACGGAAGGTTTACTTACCTACATTAGATATCGAGTTAAAGAAGAGATGGCTACCGCTGCGAATCAAGTCCGTGAAGCAAAGGAATGGGGAACTCTAGCCTCTAAAGCAGCACAAGATGCCAAAATAAATGTATCTCAGTTGAGTAAAAGTGATATTAGTGGTGGTGTAGATGTCCTTTCTCAACTATTCGAGGCTGTTGAAAGTGAAGTCGGAGTTATTCCCCTGCTCCCACATTTACTAGAACAACCATATGATGATGCAGATATGGTGATATGGGCTACTGTGAACTATAACAGGAGACTTGAAGATAAACCAGCCGTACCATATAGAGACATATGGGAGTTCTATGATGAAATGCTTGGTGAATATTTCAGTCAACAAGGCTTTAATGATGATCAAATTAAAGAGTTTAAAGCAAAAAGAAACAATGTCTTTAGAGATTTAAGTCAAATTTACAAAGAGCCATTGTATGAAAGTGATGGTGAGTAACTTTGGCGAGTTATTCTAATTTTGAAAGCAAAAATAATAAGCAAAGTAAAGACAGGTATGATATTTACGACTCTACATTTAATTCACCTGTTCAACCTACCGATAATTCAAACATAATTAAGCGGCACTTACATAAGTGGACAGAGTTGTGTGCTTTCTTAAGATTTTACCCAGATATATTTTATGACATGATAAAGCCAGAAACAGGTGGAATCAACCTAGACCTTTATCAACGTGTCATGATGAGAGTTTTAAGTAGATTCCAGCAAAATTATTTTTGTATTCCTCGTGGTGGGTCAAAGACGCTAACGCAAATAATGGTCGCTTATCATACTGCGGTTACTCATCCAAATATAACTATTGCTATTACAGCATCCACTAAAGAGTCTGCAGTAAAGATTTGGAAAGAGAAACATGACGAGATTATGAGATTCTATCCTACTATGGCTGATGAGATTAAAAGTGCAAACTTCTCAAAAGATAGTGGGCGTGTCGAATTTAGAAATGGTGCGGTTATTGACAATTTAGCCAACGCTCAACAAAGTAAAGGACTGAGACGTAGACGAGGAAGCCTTGAGGAAAGTGCCTTGATTGATAAGGACTTATACGAGGACGCTATCGAGCCAATTTTTAATATACCTCGCACTACTATGACAGGTGAAATTGACCCAACTGAGTTAAATGGTCAGATTAATCGATTTTCCACTTCAGGATATAAAAATTCTGATGAATATGAAAAGATACTGACTATGGTCAAAGAAATGTCCGACCTTAAAGGTACATACGTATTTGGTTCAGATTGGAGAATACCTGTTCATTTTGGGAGACAAAAGATATCTACTATTAATAAAGCACGTCAGGGAAATGTTATACGTTTTAGACAAAACTATCTTTGTGATTGGATTGGAGTTAGTGATGGAGCTTTAATTAACATAAGTAAATTAATTAAAGCCAGAACCATTACGAATCCTGAACTAGAATGTCCTAAAGACAAACGTGGAAATCATGAATTAAACGAATACGTAATGGCTGTTGACGTTGCAAGAAGTGCTTCTGAGTCTAACAATAAAACTGCGATAGTAGTTTTAAAAATAATAAGAAATGCAAAAGGTGTAATAAGACAGATTCAAGTTGTCAATATAATTACCCCTCCAAATGGGTTGAACTATAAGGAGCAGTCTATAATTGTAAAGAGAGTATTCTATAAATATGGTGGAAATTTAGATTTAAATAAGTCTAGAGTCAAGGCTGTTGTAATTGATGCCAACACCATTGGACAGGGCTTGGTTGAACAACTTTTAGAGGATGTTACAGACTTTGAAACCAATGAAGAGTTAGGATGTTGGAATACTATCAATACTGATGATCGCCCTGCTGTTCAAAATGCCCCTCCAATAATTTATTCATTGAAATCACAAGGAATAAATGCTGATATTATTAGGATATTTATCGACTCCGTTGAATCTGGAAAATTAAAATTAATAAAGCCATTTGATGACATTAAAGAAAGTCTCCCTAAAGAGATTGATCCATTAGATGTAGAAATTTCATGTGCCAATACTCAAATATTAATTGATGAAGTTTCAAATTTACGTCTAAAAAAGACACAAACAACAATTACAGTTGAACAAGTTGTCAAACGAGTTGATAAAGACCGATACAGTGCATTGGCTTACGGTCTTTTTTATATTGCTATGTTTCTAGAGAAACCAGAAGAAGATAACTCGGATGATTTTAATTTCTTTATCTTTAATTAAACCAACATGAAAGGGGTGATTACAATAGAACAACCTAAAAAACGTACTCGCACGACTAAAAGTCAGTCAGAGATAAACACAAACTCTCTACTGGATCAGTCATTTGTAGAGTTGGCTGCATTTTATGATTTGATATCCACTTATTCTGGTGGTGCTGGTTATGTGGATATTAATATTACTGATTTAATGAATTGGTTGCGTAACCCTCCACGTTACAGAAGGCAATTAATTAAATTAAGTAAGTATTATTATAATCGAGATGGCGTTGTAACCGATGTGTATGATTTGTTTAATGTACTTCCCATATTAAATTACTCTGTACTTTGGGAAAACATGCAAATGAAAGCCTTCGGTAAGAACAAAGCAACTATCGATAATTTTCTCAAGGCAATCAAAATAAAGAAGCTAGTTAGGGACACAGTATTCTCTGTTGTTCAAGAAGGAACTTGCGTATGGTACAACAGGAACAATAAATACATTCAATTTTTAGAACCTGAAGAGTACATGATTGATCATATGGTCAATGGTAAATGGCAGGTATTTTATGACCTTCAATATATTGAAAAGTATACGGCAAATCATGCTATTGATCTTATTCAGACTAAAATTGATGCTGCACCTGATGAAGTGACACTTGCTCAATATAACCTATATAAAAAAGATAATAAGAAATATCGCTATGTACCATTAGAAATCTCCAAGACTCAAGTATTCAAACTACGTGGTTCAAGGAATGAGCCTTTTGGAATCCCATATTGTGTGCCTGCAATAAGCTCCATCATACATAAGGATTTACTTGAGAAAACGGAAAAGGCTTTAGCAGATAGAATTACAAATCAAATTATCATTCAAAAAGTCGGAAATATGCCAAGTGCAGATGGAAAAGTTGGTTTACCTGTACCTAAAGATATAGTCAATGGATATCACTCCAATCTTAAGAATTTACTACAGCGTAAGTATGATAGTAATTCTAGTGATAATGCGTCCACTGCTCCATTAACAGTTCCTTCGTTTGTGGAAATTGAAGAATTAAAAATAAATATGACCACATTCCCTAAAGAAGTTTGGGAACGTATTGACAATGACATATTCCGCAAACTCGGTTACTCTCAGTCGTTAAATAGTGGTGGTGGAAATGGTCAAAGTTTTGGTTCAAGCACTATAAACGTTGAAAAGATTTATTCCATCATATTCTTCCTGATTGAAGACATTGAAGAAGCATTAAATGAATATTTCAATATTCTTGTTCCAAGTGGAAATTTTAATCCTCGTATTAGATTTAGTAGGGCAACCATTCTTGATAAGGATACTGCATTTACTCAAGCTGAATCATTGTATCTTAAGGGTCGTGGAAGCCTTAAGGATTATGTTGAGGCAAGTGGTAGAGACTTTGATCACTGGCTTGCTCAAGTCAAGTACGAAAATGAAGTGCTTAAATTGGATGAGATACTACCTATTCATGTCACTTCTTACACTCAATCTGGTGATTCCAAGAATGGCAGACCAGAAGATAAAAATTCTAAGAACGATAACACTCAGAAGTCAAAAGGTAATAATTCAAACAGTAATCCATCTCCATCAGACGGTTAAGGTGGTGATAACATGAAGGATTTTCAACCACAACAATTAAATAAAACAAACACAAAGATTGAACAATCATCCAAAGGAAAACAGGTTTTCCTAGAGGTTGGTGATTTATCTACATATAACTCCTTAAGTGAAGGGGGTGAAAAAGAAGATGAGTGAACAACTTTCAATTACACCAAAAGTT